CGTTTTTCAAGATGCGTTGGTTAAGAAAATGGGTATTGCTTACGTCTACTATATGGACGCAATGAGAAGCGAAATTCATACTTACAGAAATTTAAGTGATGATGAATATGCATTGCTGGTCAGTAACGATGACGTTGAAGTTTTAGAGCATGAAGCAACCATGAAGATCCAAGTGGATGAAGATGGTGCTGAAATGGAAATGCCAGAACACGCTGTTAAGATTTCACGGCAAAAACCAGATGGTAAAATGTGCGTAGAAAGTGTGCCACCAGAGGATTGGTTCTGCGATAGGAATGCCAGATCAATTGATGATTATTATGTGGTCGGTCATAGCTCTGAAATGCGCGTAGCAGATTTGCTTGCTATGGGTTTCTCAATGGATGACTTAGCTGACATTAATAGTGGCGATTATTCTGTAACCGATGATGAGGCTGAGTTTACACGCCGTGGGTTTTCTGTGGATGAAAGCGAAGATGAAAACTCAAGCACTGCTTCTAAAAAAATAACGGTCACGCAAGCTTTTATGGAATTGGACATTGAGGGTACTGGTATTCCCCAGCTTTACCAATTCATCTGTGCTGGAGCAAACTATAAACTTTTAAATTTTTATGAAGCTGATCATGCCCCATACGCATTGTTTGAAGTAGATCCAGAGCCTCATGCAATGTTTGGAACGTCATTGGTTGACTTGGTTATGAATGATCAAGACGCAGCCACATCGATGCTTCGTGGCATATTGGATAATGCTGCACTGGTTAACAATCCCGCCATGCAAATAGTAGATGGTCAGGTTGCGGTAGATGATTTACTTTCAAATGAAATAGGTCGCGTTATTAGAGTTAAAAATTTAAACGCGATTGGTGAAATGGCGGTTCCGTTCACAGCGGCTCAGACATTGCCAGCCCTACAATATTTTGACCAGTTAGTTGATAATAAAACTGGCGTCAGTAAAATGGCGCAAGGGTTAGATCCTGAAGTCTTAAAGAGTGCTACAGCCACCAGTGTGGCGGCATCGATGGAAGGGCAAGCTGGGCAAGCTGAAGTCATTGCCAGAAACTTAGCTGAAGGTGGTATGCGTCGATTGTTTAAATTGATGTTAGATCTTTACGTTAAAAATTCTGAAGATGAAGAAGTTATGAGAATGAACGGTTCATTTGTTCCTGTCGATCCGATGGCGTGGAATACAGAAATGGATCTAATAGTTAATGTCGGTATAGGCACTGGGCGCGAAGCAGAGCGCCTTGCATCACTGCAAATGGCTTTTGGTATACAGCAACAGATATATCAGACTTACGGGCCTACAAACGGCCTTGTAACGCTATCACAGCTTAGAAACACAATGGCTGATATACTGGCGATTGGTGGCGTTAGAAATATTGACAGGCATTTTCTACCCATGACGCCAGAAATGGAACAGCAAATGATCCAACAACAGCAACAGCAACAAATGATGATGATGCAACAACAGCAACAACAGCCAGATCCAATGACTATGGCTATGCAAGCTGAAGCAATGAAAACCCAAACAGAGGCCCAAGTTCAGTTGCAAAAGACTGCAATTGATAATCAGTACAAAATGCATAAGTTAGGTATGGATGATGATCTTGCCCGTGATAAGATGGTACAAGATCTAGCGGTAGAAGTTGCTAAAGTTCTTGGTCAGTATGGAACAGCGGTTGATACTCAGTCAATTAAAGCAGAACAGGATGCTGAAAGGCAGCATAACGAACAAATGAAAAATATGGGAATAAACGGTAGTGGATATTGAACAGAGCGCAAAACGCTCCAAATCATTACTAGAGAACGAATGGTTTAAGGAAACCATAAAGAATTTGCGGGATACACAACTTCGTATCTTTGCAAATAGCAGCGCCCCAGAGGTGGAACAACGTGAGGATGCTCACGCCATACTCAGGGCGTTAAACGCAATAGAGTATTCGTTGCAAGCTGATGTAGATGCAATGACGCTCATAGAACGGAAGGGAAAGCACCGTGGAAACGACTAACCCATTAGGGGACAATGTACAGGAGGTTGTCGATAACCTAATTATGGAAACTCCTAAAAATCAAGATGAAGTAACTGATGAAGTGGTTGAGGCAATTCTGGACACGGAAACCGAAACTGAAGAAGAGGTTGCCGAAGATGTTGATGTCGATGATGTATCAGACATCGATGAAGAAATACCTGATACTGAGGATATTGAGGAAGAAAAGCCAACTGTTCAGCAAGAACTTTACCAAGTCAAAATTGATGGCGAAGATCGTGAAGTCACCTTGGATGAATTGAAACGGGGTTATTCAGGGCAAAAGTATATCCAAAAGGGAATGAGTGACGTAGCTTCTCAGAAAAAAGAAATTGAAAAGCTAACAAGCGAAACGTCCCAAGAACGCCAAATGCTACAGCAAATGATGCAGCAAATGCAGCAAGGTAATATTCCTATAATACCTGAGTATCCAGCGGAGGAACTCAAACAGAGTGACCCTTTCAGGCATTCTCAGATGGCAGAAGAATATCGTCGTGCAGTTGAACAACGTCAACAATGGGAACAGCAAGTTAAAATCGTTGCACAACGGGAGAAGGTGGAGCAAGAACGGCTTCACGTTCAAAATCTAGAACAGCAAGCTATGCGGCTTTCTGAGTGGATGCCCGAATATAGGGACGAAAAGAAACGTGCTGACTTCATGGTAGATATGTCCAAAAACGCTAAAAAGTTTTACAAGTTAACCGATGACCAAATCGGTACTGTTAAAACAGCGGAAGAGGTTATGATCTTAAATGACGCTGTACAATGGAGAAAACTACAAGATAGCAAAAAAACCAAAGTCGATAAAAAGACTGAGGGGGCTAGACCCGTAGTTAAACCTTCAGCAGCCCGTGCCAAAGGTGCAGCTAAAGCTTCAAATGCTAATAAACAGAAGGCGGCAATGAGCAAGTCAGGGAGCATCGATGATGTTGCAAGCTGGCTTACATCTTAATCTTTTGTCAAAAGGACTAAAATCATGGCTGTAACAGCTAACACAAATGAGACATATGATGTCACAACAATTCGTGAGGATTTGCAAGAAGCATTAACCTCAATAACTCCAACTGAAACTTTGCTGATGAGTACAATCGGTTCTAAGAATGTAGACAATACGTTTTTTGAATGGGCCGAAGTTGACTTAGCAGCTACAGGTGCAAACAGACAGATAGAGGGTGACGTTGGTTTAGCCAATACAGCACCAACTAATGCTGTTCGTAAAGGTGGGTACACACAAATCTCAGCTAAAACTGTAGAAGTGAGTTCAACCAATCAGGCTGTAAACGGTGTTGCAAATGCACAGACTGTAGCGAAGCAAGTTGCTTACAAGCTTTCTGAGCTTAAGCGTGACATGGAAGCTATGCTTCTAGATAACGTAGCGGCAGCGGCTGGTTCATCTGGTACTGCAAGACAGACCGCTGGCTTACCAGCATACCTAACCTCAAACGTTTCACGTGGTTCAGGTGGTGCTAATGGTACAACTTCAGGTGCTGGTGAAAGTGGCTTTGTTAACGCAGCGGCTACTGATGGTAGCCTTCGGCCGATTACTGAGGCTCTTTTAAAAACGGTCATACAGTCATGCTGGAACAATGGTGCTGAACCAACAATCGTTATGTGTGGACCAGAGCAAAAACAGAAAATATCTACCTTTACAGGCAACGCAACTAAGTTCCAAGATGTGGACGCGAAGCGTTTAACAGCCGCCGTAGACGTCTATATTTCTGATTTTGGGACTGTAGAAATTGTGCCTCAAAGACATATGCGTAAGCGTACAGTCTCTAGCGTGGTGCATACTCCAGACGTTCTTGTTCTTGATCCAAGCTATGCGGAAGTTGCTTACTTGCAGACTGCAAAACAGGAAGCGTTAGGTAAGGCTGGACTGTCAGATCGTAGATTGATTTCAGTTGAATATGGCTTACAGGTTACTTCTCAAAAAGCACACGGTATCGTGGCTGATTGTAACGCAGCATAAGATAACTGGTGGGGCAGCAATGCCCCATCACCTTCATGGGAGAGTAATATGAAAATTAAAATAACTTCAGATAGAAATCCTTGGGCTAATGGTAGCCCACGTGTAAAAGATGATGAAATAGAATTAGATGACGCTGAAGCCAAAGCTTTGATAGATGCTGGCATGGCTATCGCGTATCCGTTTATTAAAGCCTCAGAGCTTAAAGATATGGATCTGAAACCCAAAAGAGCTAGAACAGCAAAAGGTCATTTGAAAGCTGATGACCCCAGCACACCAGATGTTAACGAAGCGTGGGAAGGTGGCGTAGCTCCGAAAAAGAAAACAAAGAAGAAAGCTAAAAAATGAGCGAACAAAGTATCCTCAGAGATCAATTTAAAAAAAGGTTGCAAAGAGAAGCACAAAGTGCTGTTCAAACCAGATATTTTGATGAGGACGGGAAAGTAATTATTAAAAGATCTCAGGATATTCAGAATATTTTGGATTTTAATAAAGAGAGAAACATCGAAGGTCACAATCGTAAAGCAGATATGCGGCTGGCTGGGTCTATTCCTTTTGTCGTTATAGAAATGTGGATGAAAGAATGTGGCGCAAAATTAGGTAGCAAAGAACTTAATGAATACATCAAGAAAAAATTAATGTCTGGTGAATTTAGTAAGTTAGTAGCTAACGGGTTTTAATGAGTGATAAACTACCAAAGGTAAGCATTGCGGTTGTGGGGATTGTGATAGCCCAAATCGGAGGTTTCATCTGGTGGACGGCTCAGCAAGCTAGTACAATATCTAATCTTGAAGAAACTGTAAACATTCTGACTGTTGAGAATAACGCTACCGATAAGACTAATCTAATTAGAGATGTGCAGCGTAATACTGACCATCTGCAAGAGATTATTGATATATTGTCAGAGGTTTATGAAGAGATTGAAGATGGTGATAATTCCATTTGGGATGACATCGATATGATAAATGAGGACCTTGGGGGGATGGCTGCTCATATGATGGAGATCATTAAGCTTCAATCCAGAGTGGCAATATTAGAGAAGACAGTAGAGTTTAGCAGACGCGATGGGATGTAGAGATGGACCCATTAACAATATTGGGGGTCGTGAAAAGTTCTATAGCCGCTGGGCGAACTTTAGCAAGTTTATCAAAAGAATTAGGACAATTTTTTGATGCAACAGATAATGCAAAAAAGAAGTTACAGAAAAAAGGTGCATCTAGTAGTAGCGTAAATTCCATTGCTTTCGAACGATTTGCAGAATTACGCAAAATGGCTCAAGCAGAAGAGGACTTAAAAACGTGGATTTGTGATCCTAGAAATGGTCTAGGCCCGTCGCATTGGCAAACTCTTTTAAAAATAAGAAGGGAAGTATTGCAAGAAAAACGCGAAGCAGAGGCTCAGGCAAGGCGTGAGGCTATAGAAGCTCAAGAGTTAGCTCTTACCCTAGCTGGTATCTTTTTCCTACTCACAGCGTCTGCTATTGGAGCTACGGCATGGCTGCACCATCTGGGGTGGGTAAATATTTGGGATTACTGGCCTTGGTAGCTTATGCGTTAGTTTGGTTTCACTTTGTGCGAACGGATCATTTGCAATATTATTTATTGGATACTTACCCCGATAAAGAAATTTGTTTAATAGAACGTGACAAGGCTAGTGTCTTAGTCACAGCCAACGACATGATTATTGAATGTATAGCATTATTAGATGACGATAGTAGAGGTGAAGCAAAATAGGTTTGTAGTGTATACAAAAAATGGTAAAGTTGTTATACAGACAAGTGACCTTAGAGTAGCAAGGGGTTTTCTGAATGAAAGAGTTCGACAAAGCTGACAGTAATGGCGATGGTGTTATACAGCCATTGGAATGGGAAAAACTGAGATTAGAAGAAAGACGTTTAGAGATAAACGATCGGGATTTAAAAAGGGACGCTGAAAGGCGCTATACTGGCTTCGCATTAGCAGGGATGCTGATTTATCCATTTATTATATTATTGGCTAGTGTTCTGGGCTTTGATCAAGCAGCTTCGTTGATTACGGACATAGCTTCTGTATACGTGATTGCGGCTAGTGGGGTCGTTGCTGCGTTTATGGGCTTCAATGCTTACTCTGCAAAGTCGGATAAGAAAACATCCATGAGTATAGAGGGAGATAAATAATTGTTAGACAAGCTGATAGGCCCTGTAAGTTCCATAATTGATAAGGTGATACCTGATAAGGATCAGGCTGCTAAACTAGCCCATGAGGTCGCTACAATGGCAGACCGTCATTCTCAGGAGCTTGCACTTGCTCAGTTAGAAATACTTAAAAATGACGCCAAGGGCAACTGGTTCCAATCGTCTTGGAGGCCACTCATAGGATGGCTGGGGGGAATAGGGCTAGGTGTGAATTACATTGTCAGCCCAATATGCGCTGGGTTTGGTGTCATTGTTCCGCAAGCTGATATGTCAGTTATGATGCCTTTACTTTTAGGAATGCTTGGAATGGCTGGCGCAAGAAGTTTCGATAAACTTAACAAAACGGATACAAAAAAATGAGTTTTAAATTAAGTAGACGCAGTCTTGATAGGCTAGAAGGTGTAGATGAAAGTCTGCAAGAAGTCTGTAAAATGGCTATTACTTTATCATCAATTGATTTTGGAATTTTACAAGGTATGAGAACTTTGGAACAGCAAAAAGAATTGGTGGCATCTGGAGCCAGCCAAACTTTAAAAAGTAAACACTTAGAGGGTAAAGCTGTAGATCTGGGAGCGTTTATAAATGGAAGATTATCTTGGGAGCTTAATCTTTATGATAATGTTGCAGACGCGATAAAGGAAGCAGCCACACAATTAGGTGTTGCTATTTGTTGGGGAGCCGCATGGGGTACACCTCAAGCTAAGTATCCAATGGATATTCGTAAGTGGGAAGGTACAATGGAAGAAGCGATGAATGCTTACATTGATTTAAGACGTTCTCAATCAAGGCGTCCTTTTATTGACGGACCGCATTTTGAATTGATGGATTAGAACTTTTCTGATAGGCGGGTTGTGTTGGGTGGTGTTCTTTCGATGTCCTGTTTCTTGCTCTCACTTGAAACATTGAATGTACCACCCACACGATTTATTTGTAGTCAGTAGGCTTAACTAACCTGACATTTTTTCGTGGTAGCCTATATCGGGCCATCATGTTTATGACCTTTTCAAAAGTAGTGTTCAACACATCAGCTATTTGCATCGGCTCTAAGCCATACTTCAACATTTTGTTTATCATCATGCCACGCGGGGAAACTGCTATCAGGGGCTTTCTTATTGGCTCTTTTCTTTCTGAACCCATACCCAAAGCTCTACGTCGTTCTATTTCTTTCTTAGCTTTGTCTTTTTTTTCCTGAAGTTTCATCAGCATCGACAATTCTATTTCTGTTGGAGTACGTCCAAATGTTTCTTTGAAATTGTCAAATGATACGTCCACATCTATTACTTGTACCATTATATATTGTGTCCTTTCTGCCTAAGTTGTGAAGTATAACGTGTTAGCTCTAATCTGGCGTAATGATATTCTGAGTTAACTGTTCGACGGGCGTCCCTACGAAATCTTTCTTCGGACAATCGATCAACCTGTTGACGCAAATATTTTAGCGTCTGTTGTTGCTCTGGGTTTAGCCCGATCATTAAAAGTACCCCCAGCTTACGCCAAGTATCCAAGCGGTGACCATTGTAATTGCAATAGCTGCAATCGTTAAATCTTCCCAATCAATCTTCATATTTAAATCCTTCTTTAACAGGTATATTGTAACGTCTACCATATTCCAATTTAGTAGTCTGACATTTGCCATCAAACAAACGATCCAATAGTTCTTCGTTTTGTTTTGGAGTATTGCTGAGACAGTTGGCGTCCATTTCCCCAGTGATGAGGGCAATCTCATAATCGCTCATGCTGGTATCGCATCTGCAAATCTCAGTCATTCGATGTTCAGGACCAAAGTATTCAGTCCTGAAGGTGTGTGTGATCCGCTTAGTGTCGCGGCATATGGGACAAGCGTAACTCATTTGCTTATCCAGTATTCCATCATCAAGCATTCCTTGTGAGGGAGTTGCTTGGGTGGTGTAAACTGCATGACCTTATTCATGCGTACCATTATCTTAGTCATAGGCACACGCCTACTTTCGATGATCCAACCATCCTTGCGGATCTTGGTTAGTTCAGCGGCTGGGTTGCAAACCCCAAACATCGACATCATTTCCAAAAGGGAAACCACGTTACCCTCAATCATGAAATCCAACATTGCGTCAGAAGAAAAAGTTGCCATTAGAAAGTCCTTTCTGGGGGCCGAAGCCCCCGATTAATTACTTGATGTTGATTAAAGTTCTGGCGTGTAGGCATTGAATATTGTAACCGCCAGCTAAGATTGTTCTGATGTGTACTTTGTGACCAGCTACGTCGAAGAAACCTTCCACACCGTTTGAATATTCAACTAATTTAAACTCTGGAATTTCATTAACTTCTTTTTTTCTCAATGCCCTCATGATCTGTGCATTACGTCGGTCAATTTTTGCTTGGACATTTTTTTCAACATTTTCCAAAGCATCTTGTAAACCATGTCCATCAATTAAATTCATCATTGCTTTAGAGCCGTAATAGTTCACAGTCCAATAAAACATAGCTCCATAAATACGGTCCCCTTTCATTTCTCCTTTAGAAATTAAATCACGGTATTCGTTTTGCTTTTTCATATACTCTTTTTGAAAGTTTGCTTTCTTTTCTTTTGTAAATTCAATAGCAGCAACGTGCATTTTTTCATCTAATTCTGCGAATGCATTATTAATTTGATCTAACATTTTAGGTTCCTTTCTCTTTAACCTATAATACATATAGGTGCTTTCGTAATACATTGCAAGGGTTGTCAAGAAAATTATTTTATTTTTTTGTGTGACAAATATAACTGAATTATGTCACACAAATTTAAGGAGATCGTGTGATTAAATTAACAAAAGTAGAGATCGAACTGTCGGGTCAGCCTGTTGGTAAGGGGCGTCCACGGTTTACTAAAGCGGGTCACATTTACACCCCAAACAAGACCAGAGATTATGAACGTCGTTTACACGCGGCTGCTTGGGGTCAGATGGTTAAGCAGAATGTCAATCAAACAGAACGGCCCGTGGTGCTGGAGATTGTAGCATTCATGGAGATCCCCAAGTCTTGGCCTAAAGTAAAACGATTAGAAGCTGAATATGGGTCTATTTCTCACACATCCACCCCTGACTTAGATAACATCGTCAAATGCGTTGCAGACGGGCTTATACACACCGTCTATGCGGATGATAAACAAATTGTGTCTATCAAGGCACAGAAACGTTACTGTCACCCAGAGCGCGGCCCAGCCCTTTACGTGTCGGTTTCTTGGACGGATGAAAAAGAATAAGAATAATCGGGTCCGTAAGCTTCACGCCACTTCAAAGGACTTCTGTGTATCGCCAGTTTAGATTTGTCGGTTCCCCAAAGCTGTTGGTGGTGATCGTCGCACAGCGGGATAGCAAGTCGGTCTGAAACTTTTCTTGCTGAGAACCTGTCGTGTATCGGGTGATGCGCTGTAGTTGGGGATCGTTGAACCAGCCCAAACCGTTTGCAAACGCAGCATGGTAATTCACGGATTTTCTGTAGGAATTTTGCATCTTTTTTATCTTTTGGTTTTTTAAGTCCTAAAGGTGGTCTGTTTGTTAGATTACTCATATGGTTCAAGTAAACTTTTATATTCGTTTAATTCATCATAATGTTTCTTTGTAGTAGCAACGGAGTGTCCTTGAAAATACATAGCACCATAAGAACATTCCGCAACGTGATCGTGAAATAAAAGCATTCGTTCTTCGTGGCTTCTTACCATACCGTTTGCTTTTGGTTTTCTTTTGCATAACTCTCTGGGTTTAGCAAAACACGTAGGGCAAGGCATAGCTCTTATCATAATTTGTTCATCAGTATATTTGAATTTATGGGTCATATTTATCTACCTTGTTTGGATCGTGCATGATCTCTGCTTCTAAATCAATTGCAATCAATTTAAATTTTTGAACTGGGTAATAAAAAACAATCTCCCTGTCCTCTTCTGGGTTGCGTCTGTTCTTACTTATTGGACTAACCCGAATGTCTCTGTGCGAAACTATATCTTCGATGTTGACGTATCGAACTTGATCCAGCCAATTGACGACAAACAAGCACGGCAAATTTAAAACAGGATACAGCGTCTGCCAGTTTTGAATTTTGGTGTAGCTAATCATGGCGTCTGGATAACTGTTGGAGTAACAATTCAATCGACGGATTTCTACTAGGGCTGTGGGCTTACCATCCCGATGTAGGAACCCATCGAAGCTTGCTTTCTTTTCTAAGGATCTAACACTGTCACAATTCCAACGCTTTTCTAAAAAATTTAATACCCGATTCTCATGTTCCTGATCACTCTTATTCACGTAAAGGGTCATAACCAATTCCTTCTGCAAGTTTCTGCATGGCAAGATCAAAGTATTTCGTAAATTCATTCTGGGTCATTTTATCAAAACGAATACTGTCAGGAATGTTGACTAGCTCCCCGTTAAGTCCCGACAATTTGATACGCACGTAGCCACAAGCAATCTTTAGTTCATCATGTAAGTGATGCTCTGTGGGCCACTTGCCTGTATCACGGGATACATTTTTGAGAGTAGACCAGTACAGGTTATGATGGGGGTTCGATCTCTTAGCGGCTGCTTTAATATTAAACAGTTGACCGTTTGCATATTCTTCCATGCGTTCAGCGTCGTAACGTGTGACGGGCTGTAGCTGCCCATCACTTAGTTCCATTTGCAAATTGATAGCCATCAGAAAGGTATTTCATCGTCCATGTCTTGGGACGTTGTATTTTCATTTTGTGGCGGGGGTGTGGCATCCCTAGAATAATCGACTTGGATAGCTTCCTTGTTTTCGTATCGCATTTTTTCTTGTTCAGCTACCCGTGCGGATGCTTGAGGGACATTCATTTCTTCTTTTGGTGCAGAACCCAACAAAGTAATATCGTTGGCGCGAACCTTCAGGTACGTTTTACCATTGTATTCTTCTGCAACAAATTCGCCAGAGACACACACGGGTGTTCCCTTCTTCATCCATTGTGCCAGACCAGTGCGATTGTAACTACAATCAAAGAACATCACTCCTTTCTGTTTTGTTTTTCGATCATACGTGTCAACCGCGACAGAAAAGGTAATAAACTCCCTTCCTTCGTACGATTGAACTTCACAGTCTCTGCCTGTACGCCCTGCAATTGTAATAGCTTTCATAACATTAGCTCCGTTTTTTTGGTTAAGTAGGCTTCATTGATGCGTTCACGTAACGCTTGGGTAAGTTCATCAGCCCTTGTGAACCACCTTTGAAATTTTTTATCGTTCTCTGCAAACTTAGTTGCATCTACTGTATCGTCGTGAAAGAAATCCAGCCAAGCTTCAGCTTTTTCTTCATGGCTCATATTTAGGTTTGGATCGTTAGTCTTAGCTTCTTCTTCAGTCAGTTGACCTTCGGGTAGCTCTTCACCCGCGTAGATGTAGTGACCCATCCCGTGCATTGCGATAGCTTTAGTCAGGCAACGCATACGGGTGTCACTTACCTCTCTGGATGTCGGGTTGACTTTGGCGTCGTTCTTGAAGTCCATTACAGGTAGCCACATCATGTGGGTCTGATCCTCAATGGTGACGCTTACTCTGGTTTCGACAGTATTGTCAGGAAAGAATATATCGTCGTGTATTTCATATAATGCAGTTGGATACCGCTTTTTAACTTCGGCCCATGCCCAAGCCCACGAAAGATATGATAGACCATATTCTCTGCCAGTTTTTTTGTTTTTAAAATATTTCTTTTCGACACGTTCAGAAACATTGATTGTCGATAGTGTCTCCCACACTGATGCTTTTTTGTTAGCCATCACGCGATCTCCTTTCCAGATATTTCCAAGGTCCCAAAATCAGAAACGTAGACGTTTGCATCCTGATCCTTATTATGATTTTCCATAGCATCAACAATTGCGTTGCTTATCTTTAGGCTGGCTAACGGCATAATATTCGTTTCAGTCATTACATTAAAAAGGGCAGTCCTTATCACTAGCTGCATTTTTAGATTAAATTTATTATTCACTTTTCTCACTCCTAATACTTGATGTCTCTTGCATATATATTATCTGTATCTTATATACAACCCTAACAGCGAAAAAAAATTAAAGGAGATATTATGCTTAATGCTGGAATGATGTACAATTTAAGGTATGTGCGAAATGCCATACAGGATAGGCAAGCATCGAAGGTGTGTGATGCCACGGGATTATCCCGCCATACTTTCTATCGCGTCCGTGACAACACGGGGAACGTCAGCTATGATACTGTAAAGTCTTTATCAGATTATTTGATGCAAGCGGATACTGGTGAATAAAAAAACCCCCAGCGTGAACTAGGGGTTTAAGTTTAAAGAGATAAAAAGTGAGAACAATGTAAGGAGTATTCTCATGTCCCACTATATGACAGCTTTAGCCATGAAACAACAGGGGTTAAAGCCAGCCACTAAAATAGTCCTTTATTGGTTAGCAGATCACCATAACGGTGAAACCAATAAGTGCTTCCCCAGCCTTACCAGATTGGCTGAGTGTTGCGAAATGGATAAGACTTCTGTTATTAGACACATCGATTTTTTGATGGTTCATGGATTTATTCGTAAGGTAAAAGAGAAAAGAAGTGACGGGGGATTTACCTCAAATACTTACATTCTAAACTTAGCTGAACCCAAGTCGCAAAATACAACTAGCCCTAGTGGTAAAACGCAACCACCCCTAGTTGCAAAACACGACCCTAACCTTGTAAGTAATAACCTTGGAAGTAATGAAGTAGTAATAGTTAGATCAATTGATGAGGTTATAGATTATTTTAAAGAGTTTTGGTCACGCTATCCAAGGAAGGTTGGCAAGGCTCAAGCGGAAAAATCTATTGCTAAAGCTTTAACAAAAATTGAAGGTGATGAACTTCTAAGAAAAGTAGATCTCTTTGCATCAGTGTGTAAGGGTAAGGATCAAAAGTTTGTTCCACACGCAGCCACTTGGCTTAATCAGGAGCGATGGAACGATGAGATTGAAGTGTCAAAAGAAAACTTGCAGCATCAGGTTTTAAATGAAATGTTTGTTAACAGGGAAGGAATAGCAAATGTCTAGGAATGAAGAGTTAAAGCAATTAATGCTAAAGATGTTGGGGAGGCTAAATGCTCCAAGGGCCGTGTCAGGTAACCCAGAATTGATGAAAGAAGAAGCTGAGTTCCTTTGTGATGCGATAACTAAACTAGCACCCACACGCGGCTACGTTGACTGGTGGAAAGATTTTAGTGACGCGGTATTTGATAACTTGGAGACAAGAAGTTGGCCTACTAAAAAAGATTTAAGTACGGCTGCTAAAAAGATTGCACCAAGGCGTCCAGAGTTTAGAGATCTAACAGGTGATGATAAGTATATCCCAGATCCTTATAAAATTAATGCGGCTAGGATTAAAGCTGGACAGGCGGTGTGTGAAAGTTATATCGTTGGAAAGCAATCTGACATCCTTTTGCGAAAAGGCTTAGTCGATGAATACGATCTTGATCCATATCGTGAGGCTATGCTGCATAGAAATCATCGTTAGATTGTGATACTGTTGAACAGGGTAGTGTGATAACCTCCCTGTCAAACTGCTCAACAACTTGCCTCCCTAGCGTTCCTTTCTCATTCCAGCTAGGGGGGCTTTTTTTTAGAATAGTTCTAAGTTATATTCGAATAATAGACGCACCCAGATTGGACGGTACTATGGGAACAGAAAAAGAACAAAGCACTAAAATAGTGAAAAATAGTGGAAAACCACCAGCGGCTGGCAAGGGCAGACCAAAGGGGGCCACTAACAAAAATAGTAGATTGTTGAAGGATGCAATCCTAGAGGCAGCTACAAGGGCGGGGGACAAGTTTGGTAAGGAAGGATTGATTTCTTATCTTGAAGAACAGGCCAAGGAAAACCCCAGCGCGTATTTAAGTTTAATGGGTAAGGTTCTACCACTTCAGGTCAAAGCAGATCTGGAAGGGGAGCTACAGCATGTTGTGAGGGTTCAATGGCGAAAGACCAAGAAGTAATCTTTCACGACGTAGAGCTTGATTACGAACCGCGTGAACTAATGGATGCATTCCATGATCGAACTGAAAGGTTTGCTATTATCGTGGCGCATCGAAGGTTCGGTAAAACCGTGGCTGTGATCAATGACCTGATCAAAGAATGTTTAGAGCTTGATCGTGAGAATGTCAGGGTAGGATACATAGCTCCATATCTAAGCCAAGCCAAAGCTGTAGCGTGGGACTACGTGTTGCAATACACGCGGGATATTCCAAATATTAAAGTTAATCACAGCGAACTTCGAATAGACTTTGATAATGGTTCTAGGTTTAGATTGTTTGGGGGTGATAACTACAACGCGATACGGGGGCTGTACTTCGATTACGTTTGCATCGATGAATACGCTGACTTCCCAGCGTCTGCATATCCTAATGTTATCAGGCCAGCCACAGTAGATCGTAAAGGTAAGATCTGCATCATTGGAACGCCCAAAGGAAAAAATGAGTTCTGGGAAATGTGGCAACACGCTAAGACAGATCCAACATGGTTCAGTGCGATGTTCAAAGCATCAGAAACAAATATCTTAGACCCTGAAGAATTAGCCGATGCAAAAGAAACAATGGGTGAGAACAGATACCTTCAAGAGTTTGAGTGTTCCTTCGAAGCAGCCATAGAGGGAGCGTACTACGGGGTAGAAATGAAAAAGGCAACGGATGATGGAAGGATAACCAGCGTTCCATACGATCCAAGTATGTCCGTGATAACAAGTTGGGATCTAGGAATTTCTGACAGTACATCGATATGGTTTTGCCAGTTTCACGGGGCTGGGGAAATACGGGTGATCGACTATTACGAAAACAGCGGGGTTGGATTAGACCATTATGCAAAAGTATTGACCGATAAAAATTATCATTACGAAGAACATATTTTGCCACACGACGCCAGAGTGAGGGAACTGGGAACAGGTAAAAGCCGACTTGAAACATTAGATGCGTTAGGAATTAGAAATGTTTCTATAGCTCCCAAGCTGCAAATAGAAGATGGAATACAGGCAGCTAGATCAATGCTGGCGCGATGTTGGTTTGACGAAGAAAAGTGTGCGCGGGGAGTTGAAACTCTTAGACAATACAGGCGGGACTTCGATGAAAAGAATAAGGCTTGGAGAGCTAGACCACTTCACGATTGGACTTCACACGGGGCCGATGCTTGGCGTTACATGGCTATTGGATACAACCCAGTGCAAGATTGGGGTGAACCCATCAGAAGGAATTTGCGCGGGATTGCATAGTATGTTAAGCTGACATCAATTAGTCGGAGTGTTTGCGTGGCTACCAGAAATTCTAAGAAAACAAGTAATCCTAAACCAAAGAATGCTGCCCTCTATGCAAGGGTAAAAGCTGAAGGTAAAAAGAAATTTAAGTCGTGGCCTAGTGCTTATGGCTCTGCTTGGTTAGTTCGTGAATACAAAAAACGTGGCGGTACTTATGCCTAGTAAGCCAACAGGTGGATTGACCAAGTGGTTTAAAGAGGATTGGCGTGATGTAAAGACAGGTAAGAAATGTGGGAGAAGTGGTAAGAAAGATAAGCGTCGATCTTATCCAGCTTGCAGACCAGCCAGCGAAGCTAAATCAGCTCTGGCTAAAAAAATGGCTAAAAAGAAAACAGGGAAATCTAGAATAAGTTGGAAACCAAAAAAGAAAAGGAGTTAACAATGCATTATGGTAAAGGTAAGAAAAAAGGCGGTAAGAAAAAGTAATGGCTTCTTATATTAAAGATGGTCAGGTCGTTAAAATGACTGAAGAAGAAGAAGCTGACTTTAACGAACGATTTAATCGTGGTCGTAATGTTGGAGCGCAAGCACAGCCAGTATCCAGAAGTGGTGGCGGTGGTAAAGGTGGGCGTCCTGATATTAACCCTAATACTAATGAGGGTTCTGAAGCATTAGCTATGGCACAAGCTCAATTTAATAATGACGGTAATTATGGTTACTACAATAATGAGGGTCGTTATGTTAGTTTTATGGAAGATGCTTTTAATGGTGGCGGGATGAATACTACAGATACCTTCTTTGCTGGTGGACCTCTATCAAATGCGCTGAACGTAGCCAAGGTTCGCCCTTCTGGTATGGCTAGAGAGCGTGATGCGGAAGGTAATTTTATGGTAGATCGTGCTGACATTGGCTATCGTGATGCTACAGATATGACAGATGGCGGTGGTCCACAATTCTCTGGCGGTCCTAAAATGGGTGGTGGTACTGTTAGTGCAATGGCTAACCTGATAGATTTTTTAGGTGGCGTCGATCAAGGCAAGCGCAAGCGATACAAACGTGTGGGTCTAATGAAGTAATGGGAAAGTCTAGGGCCGAAAAGATTGCGTCTGCAAAAAAGCGTCATGGATTTAAAAAGATAAATACTCCTAGAAGGGGTGGCCCTAAAAAGTTTGAAGTGTTAGCAGTCGAAGGTAATACAGTTAAAAAAGTAAATTTTGGTGATCCAAACATGAGTATCAAAAAGGACCAGCCCAAAGCAAAGAAATCTTATTGTGCTAGAAGCGGTGGTATAAAAGGTAAGAGTAGCAAGCTCTCAGCAAACTACTGGTCACGTAAAGCGTGGAATTGTTAGCATGAACTTCTTAGAATTTTTGACATTGCCAGCCAGAGAACGTCGGGAAGAACTGGGAGACTTTGTTGGTGGATTATTTGCAAACCCAAAACAAGCGGCTGAGATACGACAGCCATTTACTTCCCCGATGGCAAGTAATTATCAAAATAGTTTCTTGGCAAGGAATGCGGGGCAAACTCCAGCGTCGGTTCAGTTTCTAAAAGATTATGGTGATTTTTTACCAATAACTGGTGATGTGGCTGGTATAGCTGATGTGGCTCAAGAGCTTACAAGTGAAGATCCAAATTATCCATTAGCGGCTGGTTTAGGTTTAGCTACAGCGGCTGGTGCTGTGCCAGTTGTTGGTGATGCGGCTGGCAGAGCCATTGCTTCAGGTGCTAGGTCGCTGTTCGATGTAGCTAATCGTTTGGAGTTTGATCCAAGCACAGTTGGTAGCAATCTTGGAAATGTCAGGATAAAACCAAAGACAGAAACCCGTGAGGGTGAAAAGATATTCGAAGCATTACAGGGTCAGCCTACAGCCCCAGAATTTATGGGAAGTGAACCATTAGCTCCAATGTCTAACGTGACTAATGTCAAAAGCCAAAAAGACATAGCTTTAAAAAATCATGAAAGCATAATTAGAAGTACAGGTGAGTTAAAGAAACCAACACAAATAGATATTGATCAGCTTGAAGGGTCAACACTCTTAGCAATCGTTGGTGACAATACGGGACGTCAAGATGTTTTGTCGGTAGGCGGTGAAGTTTTTGATACTCCTGTTAGAAGCTTGGCTGGTTTTCAATACATCGATGTGGACAATCCTTTACACGGATATGCTGGGGCTAAACCAGCGACTAGTGCAAAGCTAAATGAAGCACAAAAAATAGCGGAAGCTGGTGGAGATCCTGTCTATATTTCGTTTCTGATGGGTGAAAAGTCTGGTGATTTTGCGGATCACACTGGTGCTACTTACGGCAAAATGTTTGCTAATTCCCATGCAAAAATTGAACCAAAAGATTATGAAACAATAAATGAAAAGATTAGAAACATTGGTGTTCCTAAAAGCAAACCAAAATTAGATGCTAATGGCGATCAAATATTCAAAGCAAATGGCAACCCAGCAATGGATAATTTTACGGAATATCCATTTAAAAACTTTGAAGGGATTAATAATCCAAACGCTATATTTGAATATATGGCATCACTCCCAACAGGAACTCAAAGGGCATACTTTTTAAAAGGTTTGGATAAAGCAAACTTGTTTAAGCTAGGTTTGCCTAAAGTGCAAGATGCCCGACTAGCTGTAGCTGATAGCGCACAATTAGGTATGGATTGGGGAACTTCTGGTTATCGTTTATTTAGACCCGACATCGAAAGAGGTCTAATTGAAACCACCCCAGAAATGCACACAACTTACGATACTGGTGTAGGTAAAGTAGGACCGTCTATGAGTTTACTTGGACGCACAGTAGAGGAAGGTGCAAACTCTGACCCAAGCAAAGGCATCCCAGCTAACTTATTATTTAGTAATTTGTCTGAAGCTCAGAGGGCAAAAGGCACTGGTGGTGGTTTGCTAATGAGTAGCCCAGACTACAAGGTTTACGAAGGAAGCACCAAAAAGGCTGTACAGAAAGTAGAACCAGTAAATGTGGATACAGTTAACACATTTCTTGAAGTCGAAAAAACTCAAGGGCGCGATAGGGCTTATCAATTTGCTCAGAAAGTGTTATCAGCGGGTAAAGTAACCAACGAATTGATTAAGCAAGCCAAAAAGATGAACGCCCCGACATGGGTAGTTGCTCTGATGGTTTCACAGCAAGCGATGCAAGGGGACGAATAATGGCTCTTACAACTTACGATGAATTAAAAGTTTCTGTATCAGATTTTTTAAACCGTGATGATTTAACTACAGTTATTCCCGACTTTATTACTTTATCAGAAGCGCAAATGAATAGAGAAGTTCGTCATTATAGAATGGAAAAACGTGCGACTGCACAATTAAATACGCAATATACAGCTTTACCTACAGATTTTCTACAGCCTATTAGATTTGTTATTACGGGTTCAGATGTATCAACTTTAGAGCAAGCAAGTGCATTAGAAATATCTAAGCTCCGTGAAGCAAACAATGACACGACAGGCAAGCCAACAACGTATTCTATATTAGATAGTTCAATAGAAGTTTTTCCAAAACCAGATGCAACTTATACTCTTGAGTT